AGAGGCCACGCCCGACCTTTTCGAAGACCCGACCGCTTTCGTCAACCATCTGCAAAAAGGCTTCGACGCCAAACTCGCCGCCGTCAATCAGCAGATCAAGGAACAGCGCATCAACATCAGCATGGAGTTGTCTCGCACACGACATGGCGAGGCGTTCGATGCTGCGTTCGGCGCGCTCAAGTCTCTTGACGCCAACAACCCAGACAACCGCCAGCTTGTGCAACGCCTCATAGACGCGCCGAACCCCGGCGAGGCCGTCGTGACGTGGCACAGGCGCAACGAGGCCCTTCGCGAGGTCGGCGACGATCCCACGGCCTACAAGGCCAAGATCGCCGAAGACACCCGCAAGGCGCTGATGGCCGACCCGGAATTTCGCAAGCAGCTCGTCGCCGAACTCCGCGGCGAAGCGATGACCGGCGACAACGGCAGGCCCCGCACAACCGTCAAACTCCCGGCGTCCCTGAACCGGGCGGGCGGGAACAACACGCGCGCTCCGAATGATCTCGAAATTTATGACGGATCGGAAAGCGCGACATTCAGTTCGGCTTGGACAACCTAAGTCGCCTCTATCAAGCGTGTTGGCTGAAAGGCCCTAGCGCCGGCTATGGACGCGACCAAACAGAAAGGACAGGGTTATGGCCGCTTCCGTAACTCAGGCTAATAATAAACTCATCGTATTCCGTAAGCAGATTTTCCGGGAATACGTGCGCGAAAACTTGTTCAGCCCCTACATGGGGACGGACATCAATTCGATCATCCGCGTGATCCCCGATCTCGACAAGGGCGGCAAGAACGGCGGCGAGCAGATCAACGTCCCGTTGATGGCCCGCCTTCAGGCCCAGGCCATCGCGTCAGGGCCGATGGTCGGAAACGAAGAGGCTCTCGACAACTACGGGATGCGTCTTTGGATCGATTGGGCGCGCAACGCCGTCGTCATCAACAACGCGGAAGAGCAGAAATCGTCCATCGACCTGTTCGCCGAAGCGAAGCCGATGCTCGTCGATTGGGGCAAGGAACTCCAGCGCGACGAGATTTGCGACGCCTTCTATGCTCTGCCGGCGCAATCGTCCCCGGCGGGCCTTGGCTCCAACAACGGCCAGCGCGTCAACGGCCTATTGTTCGACGCGGCCACGGCGGCGCAGCGCAACACCTGGATCACGGACAACGCGGACCGCATCCAGATCGGCCACTCCAACACGGCGAACCTGTCGGCGGGCAACTTCGCCGCGTCGATGACGGCCATCACCACGACGACGGACGTTATCTCCGGCGCCATTCTGATGACCATGAAGCGCCGCGCGAAGAGAGCCAACCCGCGCATCCGCCCGTTCAAGCTGAAGGAGAACGGAACGGAGTGGTTCGTGCTCTTCGTCGGGCAGGAACAGTTCCGCGACTTGGCGAACGACACCGACATCAAGACGGCAAACCAGAACTCCCGTGCGCGTGAGCAGCAGGGGTATATGAAGAATCCGATCTTCGTCGATGGCGATTTGCTCTACAACGGCATCATCATCCGCGAAATCCCGGAGCTTTCGCTGCGGCTCCCCGTCTTCTATCAGACGGCGGGCGCCGCCAACGTCCAGGTCGCCCCGGCGTTCCTGTGCGGTCAGCAGGCGCAGGCTTGGTGCTGGGGCAAAATGCCAACCCCGACGTTTAGGAAAGAGGATGATTATCAGTTCCTTCGCGGCGCGGGCCTGAAGATGGCCTACGGCATTGGCAAGCTCGCCAAGCTGACCCCGGCCAACAACTTCAAGGAATGGGGTGTATTCACTGGTTTTTTCACGGCTATCGCCGACGCGTGATGAATGACGGCGGCGCGCTGATGCGCCGCCTCTTCCTTCAATTCGAACAGACGAGAAAACCCATGCTGAAAAACTTCCACAAACTCGCGACTGCGCTCGCCATTGCGATGGCGTTTGTCTTCGCGCCGATCATCTCGGCTAGCGCCTACACAATTGACCCGCAGGTCTACGCCGGGACGAAGATAATCCCGATGCGGACATGCTCGGCGACGCAGAACGTCTGCTATACCCGCGTAACGGTGAACTTCAACGACCCAAACATCAAGAACGGTATTTGGTTCGCGTCGATTCCGGCGAGCGCTTACATCCTGGCCATCGACGCGGACACGACCACCGCGTGGAACGCGACTACGACCAACGTCCTCACGCTTGGCGTAACGCAAGCGAGCGCCAACGAACTCATGGCGGACTGTGGCACGGCAACCGCGTGTGTCAGCAACAACACAACCACTATCGCGACCGGCGTCGTTCACTTGACGACAGCGGCCGGCCTCGGCGTGGCGGTGACAGCGAATACGTCGCTCCAAAAAGCCTACAGTTCGTCGGGGACAAGCGTAGTGCCTGCATATCTTGCTCTCTATGCGAAATATACGCAGACCGGCACGGCGGCGACGACTGGCTCCACGACCTTCGTTATTACTTGGGCAAAATCGGACGACCAGTAAAAATGGCCTGGCCGAAAGGGCGTCCTCGGAAGGCGAGAGTTGATCTCCCGCCTTCCATCACCATTACCGAGGAACCAGATATGCAAGACGAGTTCGAGGAATTTGTGACCTATCTCCCCGGTGAAGGCGATCCGGTTAAGACCAAATGGCGGGGGGTCGAATTCATTGCCAACATCCCGACTCGCGTTGCGAACAAAGACCACATCGAGGCGGCGCGCGCCAATCGCTTCTACCGCGTCGGCAATGACGCGCCGCAAGAGAACCCAAACCGAGCGCCGACTGACGCGATGGAATACCGCGGGCATGTCCTCGGATGGATGGAAGGCGTTTCGACGATTGAGCAGCTCGTCAAGAATTGGGCTCAAGATCGCGACCTCCGGCTGAAATGCGAAATCGGCCACGACGACATCTCCTATCTCGGAACTCTGATTGAGCCGAAGCTGCGCCAGATGCGGCTGTCGGAGGGCTTGAGCGATGCCCAGACGGCCGAAATATGGATGCGGTATGGCGTTTTTGAATTGCCCTGGAGGGCCTGATGGTTTCGACGCCGTATTACACAGCGAGCGATCTCGTCACCGAGGCGCTTGCCAATCTCGGCGTCATCGCGGCCGGCCAGACGATTGCACCCGAAGATTTCAATTACGTCAACGACCGCCTCGATGCGATATTCCGCAAACTTGGCGCGTTGGAAATCGTCTACGTCGCGGATCCGGGGAACATTCCGGGCGAATTCTTTGTGGATTTGGCATCTATCGTCGCCGGGGAGTGCGCGACGAAGTTTGGCGCGAGCGCGGACTTCATTGGGCCGCTCATCTCTGCGGGGTTGGGATCGCCGCCAGGTTCGGGGACGGCTGCGATCTCGCTCAAACAAATGACGCGAGGAAGACCTACGGGAGAAATCTTGCGAACAACATCGTTCTAGCCTAAGTTATTATGGCGTAAAGCGAAGCCGCCACTCCCTGCCAGGAGACGACGGCTTCTGACCCTCAACCCGAAGGAACCGGGCGATGGCTGAGATAGACATAGAGCATTTGCCTTTCACGCGCAAAGAGGCTCTAGAAACCGGATCGAAGCATTTTTTCACCGGCGAGGCATGCGGCAAGGGGCATATCTCGCCAAGGCTCGCATCGAATGGCATATGCACCGGCTGCACTCGCGCTTGGTATGCCGCTAACGCAGAGAAGAGCATCGCGGCGGCAAAGGCTTGGCAAGCAGCCAATCCTGAGAGGCTAAAAGAAACAAATCGAGCATATCGCCAGGCCAATTCGGATAAGATTCGCGAGAACAATCACGCTTGGCTGGCAGAGAACCAAGAAAGAAACCGTGAAACACAGCGCGCATATCGTGCGGCGCATCGGGATAAATATCGGGAACACAACCGATCTTGGACAAAGAATAACCCGGATAAGGTTCGCGAGTCGATTCGTGCTTGCCAAGCAGCCAAGCCAGAAAAATATCGAGAGATGAAGGCCGCCTATCGTGCATCTCATCCTGAAATGATGAGAAAATGCAGGAAGGCTTGGAAACAGGCCAACCCTGGCAAGATCGCAGAACTTGACCGCAATCGCCGCGCCCGTAAACGCAATGCCGAAGGCAATCACACAGCAGCCGATGTTGCGCGCATCCGCCAGGCGCAGAAAGACCACTGCGCCATGCCAGATTGCCGATCAAAGCTGAATGGAGAAGGCCACGTGGATCACATCATCGCGCTCAGTAAGGGAGGATCGAATTGGCCCCGCAACCTCCAGCTCCTATGCGAGCCGTGCAATCTCTCTAAGAGCGCGCGTGATCCGATTGAATTCGCACAATCGCGTGGGATGCTAATCTAAGATGGGCGTACAGGCTCCCGTCCCGATTCCGTTCCCGCTTTCTAGCTTTCCTGGCTCAAGCCCTCAAGAGTCTGAAGGGCGTTTGATAAACGCCTATGCGGATTCGTTGGGCGAGAACGAGCAGAAAAAGTTCAAACTGGTTCGCTCGGCTGGCCTCTCTCTCTTCGCCGCAACGCCTCAGAGCGGCTATCGCGGCGGGATCGCAGTCAACGCCATTTCGTTCGAGTGCTGGTCGGGAAACTGCTCGACGGTCGATGCGGCAGGAAATGTGATCTCGCTCGGGGTTCTCCCCGGAACGAGCAAGGTGTCGCTCGCGCGCAACCAAGCGTCACCTGTCCCTGATGTTGTTGTGGTCGATCCCGCCGATGGGGCTTTCGTCATAGGCAGCGCCGCCGTGACGCCGGCAACCGCGACGGTGACGATTGGAGGTTCGGTCTTCACCTCCGGTGATGTGGTCACGCTCGACATCCTCAACCCATATCTTTCGGCGACGAACGCCAACGGGTTTCCTGTCACGATCAGCCATACGCTCGGGGCTGGCGAGACGGCGGCGACGATCGCGGCAGCGCTCAACTCGGCGCTCAACCTAAACGCGGTCCTGATCGCGGCGAATGTGTCTTCGACGGTGCTCGGCGCCGTCATCACGGTTGACCACCAAGGGTCGGTCGGCAATTCGACGTCCATCGTTGGGGTGGTGACCACGGGAACCGAGACGATCACGCTCTCTCCCGTGTCTGGCAATTTGACTGGCGGGCAAGGAACCTACGGGGCGTTCACCGGAGCGCCAACCGCTTACACCGGGCAAGGCGCGATGGCGCAGCCTAACTCGGTGTGCTTCCAAGACGGGTATTTTTTCTTCACCACGGGCGCGGGACAGGTTTACGCCACGGTGTTGAACGGCCTGATTATGAACGCGCTGACTTACATCACCGTTCAAGCCAAATCCGACGTTGTGCTGTTGCGCAGCATCCCGTTCTCTGGCCTTCTCATGCTGTTCACGACTGGATCATGCGAGGTTTGGCAAGACGCGGCGATACCGTCTCCTAACTTCCCATATTCCCGCCTCGTGGTCCTCGACATCGGGCTCATTCAATCATCGGCTATCGCCGGGTTCGAGACGGGGTTTTCCGAGCTTCTATGGGTGGCGCAAGATTTTGGCGTGCATTGGATGACATCTGGTGCTTTGGCGCACATAAAGGCTTCCCCGCCCGATCTTGACCGGCTGATAGAGAATGCAGTCGTCGCCGGACAAACAATCGAGGCCGGCTGCTACATCACGGCGGGCAAGAAGTTCTGGACCATCTCGGCGCCGGGGTGGACGTGGGAATTTAACCTTCAGACGCGGAAATGGACCGAGCGCTGGTCGCTTAATTTGGCTTCGGTTTATGGACGCTGGCGCGCGACGGACGGCCATCCCGCTTTCGGGAAGTGGCTTGTCGGCGATCAGCAATCAGGCAACGTGCTTTATGCCGACGACAGCAATCCAACCGAAGTCGGAGCGCCGGAACTGTATCGCGTCGAATCCGGGCCGGTGAAGAAGTTCCCTGCACAACAGCGCGTCGCTCGCGCGGATTTTGATTTTGTGGTCGGCGTCGGCCAGGCCGTTGGATCAGTGACAACGAAAGTGCTCGGAACATCGGCGGCGGCAGACGGGGACGTGAAGCTCATCGTGGCATCTACGGCGGGCATGAAAACCGGCGACGTGATCGAGGTTTCCGGCGTTCTCGGAACGACAGAAGCCAATGGCGTCTGGTCGATCAAAGACCTCGACCTGACGCACATCGAACTGGAAGGCAGCGCCTACGCGAACGCCTATGTTTCCGGCGGTAGCGCGGTCGATTTGACCTCCCCGCCGAATGAACAAGCCCCGAGCGTGGCGATTTCAATGAGTAAGGACGGCGGCCAGGATTGGGGCAATCCGTTGGTGCGACCTCTCGGGAAGCAGGCGGCCGGCGGGCGCGTTCGCGTCTCGGTGACGAACATGGGGCTTGCCGGACCAATGGGCGTGCGCTGGCGGTTGGATGTGACCGACCCTATCTACGTCAGCTTCCTCGGCGCTACCATGTCATCTGATGTAAGGGCCGTGGGAACATGACGGCAAATCGCAAAGCCAATCTCCCGCCTGTCTCAGCCCCGTGGGCTGACGGGCGCGGCGTGCCGAGCATCCCATTTGGACAGTGGGCGTCAGCTATCGCAGCGAACATCATCGGGCCTCTCCCGGCGGCGGCGAACGATGCGGCAGCGGCCAAGGCCGGCGTGCCGATAAATGCTCTCTATCAGGCTTCCGGCGTCGTCAGAATAAGGATCGTCTAGCCATGAGTTTCCTCAGCAATCTCTTCGGCGGCGCGAATACAGCCGCGGCGGACCAAACCCAAGCGATGCTCGCGGCGATTGGCGCTGGCCAGCAGGGCGCGCAAACGGCTGACCAACAATTAGCAGCCGCCACGCAGCAGGGCGTCGCCCCTCTTCAGCAGAATTTGACGACCGCAAACCAAGGCGTCACGGGGCTCGGGAACGCGCTCGGGCTCAACGGCCCGGCTGGCAATCAATCCGCGCTTGCTCAATTGGAGACCACGCCCGGCTATCAGTTCTCGCTTGGACAGGGCAACAACCAGATAAACGCGGCGGGCGCGGCGAACGGGACGCTTAATTCCGGCAACCAGCTCACGGCACTGGCGAATTACGGCTCCGGCCTAGCGCAGCAAAACTATGGGAACTATGTCAGCCAGCTTCAGCCCTATCTGGGAGCGTCCAACCAAGCGGCGCAAGGCATAGCCGGGATGTATCAAAACCTCGGCAACCAACAGGCCGGCGTGCAGAACAATCTCACCAATACCGAGATTTCCGCACTCACTGGCGCGGGCAATGCGAACGCAAACGCGGCTCTCGCCAACCAGAACCAAGCGCAGAGTTTGCTTGGCGGCGCTGGGAAGGCGATAGGTGGGCTATTAGGAACGCCTACAAGTTCGGCGCTTAACCCAACTTATGGGACGAGCCTCCTGACCGGCCTCGGTTCACTCTTCACTGGAAGCGACGAGCGCATAAAGGACGACATCGAACCCGTCGGAGAGCTTTACGACGGGCAGCAGATTTACCGCTACCGCTACAAGGGAGAAGATCGGACCAACATCGGGCTTATGGCTCAAGATGTTGAAAACTTATTCCCCGATGCGGTGAGGGAGTTCTCCGGCTATAAGGCCGTGAACTATAAGGACGCGACTGACTTCGCGGCTCAGCTCGGCGGCCTATTGGAGGCTGCTTGATGGTTGCGCCTTTCGTCGCCGGTCCATCCTACCCGACGCTGGACAACACGCAGCTCGGGACGGCGCTCGGGAACTTGCCGGGAGACTATCGAAAGGCGCAATCCGACCAACTCACGCTGCAACAGCAACAGCAGGAAATCGAGCGACAGAGGATTCTTGCCGAGCAGCAAAAGGCGCAACAAACCGCCTTCGCTGGCGGCCTTCCGATGGCCAATGGCCAATTGGATACGGCCAGTTATATGCAGACGCTCGCTCAGAAGGGCTTGCTCCCCCCGGACCAAGCGGCGAAGCTGGCGGGCCTTCAGCTAGAGCAGCAGCAATACCAGCCGGCGCCCGCCGATCAATTCCTTGGCGGCGGCGGTGGCGCTCCACAGGCAGGCGCTCCGCCATCGGCCGGTGGCGACGCTCTTGGGCGCATTGAGGCCGGAATCGCGCGCGTCGAAAGTGGCGGCGAAAAAGACCCATATCGCGCCATTGGACGGGAGACCGGAAGCGGCGACCGCGCCTATGGCAAATATCAGGTCATGGGCGCCAACATCCCAAAATGGACCGAGGAGGTTCTTGGCCGCAAGATGACGCGGCAGGAATTTCTCAACGATCCACAGGCTCAGGAAGCTGTCGCTAAGGCAAAACTCGGACAATATCTCGAAAAATACGGCGACGCCCCGGACGCGGCTTCAATGTGGTTTACCGGCAAGCCCTTAGCGCAAGGAGCGAACCGCAAAGACGTGAACGGTATGACTGGCTCCCGCTACGCCGAATTGGCGACGGGAACCCAGAATGATGCATCTCCGTCCATCCCCGCCGTCGCGCTGACTGCCGGAAGTTCAATCCCGCGCTCGAATGGTGGCGCGCAGCCGGCGGGCGATACCGGCGGCATCGGTCTTGGCGCGCGCGCGGCAGGCCTGGGACAAGTTGGTGGCGGTCCGCAACCAACGCTCGGCGCGGGTCAGACCGTGGCGAGTCTTGCCCAAGGACTATCTCCGAACCAAGCATCGAACCTTGCGAAGGCCATCGGCGCTCCAAACGTCAACGCGCCTCTAAATCCAGATCAAACCCAAAAGTTGCAGCGCATCATCGCGGGGAACTATGGCGGCGGTCAGGGCCAACAGCCGGCTCAGGGCGGCGCTCAACCGGCCCAATCGCCACAGCAAGGCGGGCAGCCCCTCGTCTATCAGCCGCCGCTTGATCGAGGGTTCAAGACGCAGCAGGAAGAAATTGCGGCGGAAACGAAGAGAATTTCCGAGCTTCGGCAAACGATGAGCAAGCCGGCGCAACAGCGCGCCGACGAGCTTGAAAAGGATCGCGACGCGAGGATCAAGGCAATCTCGCCGCAAACGGTCCATCCCGGCACACAATTCGTTTCGCCAACGGGAGAAACGCTTTTCGAGGCTCCGACGGCCGGCGAACGCACCTTGGCGGAAAGAAAGGACGAAGCGCACGAAATAGCGCAAGGAATTAAAAACGGGACAATTCCGCCAACAGCGGCGACGGGCTACGGAGTTGGGCCGCTAGTTCGGGCTGAACTTGCCAAAGGCGGCGATTACAATCTCACCAAAGCCAACCTCGAATATGAGGCGGCGAAAAAGCAAGTAATGTCGCTTAATGGTCCTCAGATGGTCCGATTTAACGCGCTGGCGGAAAGCGTCGTCAACACGATCGATAGGACGGTTGAGACCTCGAAGGAATTGAGACTTTCTGGCATTCCTCTCGCGAACAAGGTTGAACTTGGCGCGTGGATGCAAGCGAATGGAAATAGCCCGAAAGGCCAACTTGTCGCAAAATATATGACTGATATCAATACATTGAAGGAAGAATACGCAAACTTGGCGAATGGCGGTTATGCACCAACGGAATCGGCGTGGAAGCTGTCGAACATGGTTGTCAACGGCGACTATGGCTCGAAGCAACTTGAGGCGAGCTTAGAAGAAGCGCAGCGCCTTATCAATTTCCGACGCGCCGCATTTTCCGATCTTTCCACGATGGGTCCGGGGGCTCCAAACCCATATATGCCGGGACGTGGGGCGGGTGGCGCTGTGCAGCCATCAACGGAAGGCGGCGCGAGAGGACAAGGCGGCGTTCCCCAACCAGGCCATATCGAGCAAGGCTATCGCTTCAAGGGCGGCGATCCATCTAAGCCTGGAAGCTGGGAAAAGGCTCAATAATGCCGGGACCGTGGGAAAACTACACCCCTCAGCCTTCGGGCGCGCAGCCGGCGGAAGATGGACCATGGACCAAATATCAGCCAGCGGCGCATCAAGGCGGCGCACAGGCTCCAAGCATGTCGTGGGGAGAAGTAGGGTCACAAGCGCTCCATAACGCCCCGGAAAGCGCCGGACGATTTATCGAAGGCATTGCCCAGCCATTCATGCACCCCATCGATACCGCAACGGCGCTTTCTAATGTCGGAACTGGCGCGATTGCAATGGGGGGCTCGGCGCTCGCGGCGGCTGTTCCGAGCGAGGCCCTGCCCGAGAAAACCTTCGGCGAGCGCTATCAGCACGGGCTTAATGTCGTAAAGGAAAAATCCGGCGCGTCCGAGGCTTATCCCGAGGCTGTGGGTAAATACTTCACTGATCGCTACGGAAGCATCGAGGGCTTCAAAAAGGCGGTCGCGACTGATCCAGTTGGCGTGATCGGTGATCTTAGCGCGGGGCTAACTGCCGGCGGCGCAGCGGTCGCCCGCGCTCCCGGCGTCATCGGTAAGGTTGGCGAGACGGCACGCGCGGCGGGGGATATTCTCAACCCCGCAATGAGACCGGCGAAGGCTGCTGGCGCGGCGGGAGAGGAAGCGGCGAGGCTCCGGCGCCCTATCGAGGCTCCAACGAGCGATGAGCTTTACGAGGCTGCGAGCGCCGCATACGAGCACCCGTCCATAAAAGAGATTGTCGTCAAGCCTAGCGCCTTCAAAACGTGGAAGGACGAGCTTCTCGCCACGAACGATATCGTGGATGAGGATTTGTCGCCAAAAACATTCAAGATACTAAATCGTCTTGATGAACCGCCAGAAGGATCATTCCTTGACGGGCGGAGCATCCAGTCTCTTCGGCGCAAGCTCGGGCAAGCGGCGGGTTCCGTCGATCCTACCGAAAGGAAGGCAGCGCGGGACGCCATCTCGTCCCTGGACGACTTTCTCGCGGACATTCCTAAAAAGGCGGTCTTGAAAGGCGACCCCAAGGCGGTTTCCGCCGCTCTTGAGGAGGCGAGAGGGAACTACGCGGCGGCAAAACGTAGCGACGTAATCGAGGGAAAACTTGAGGCGGCGGAACTTCAAGCTGGGAGCGCCAACAGTGGGATGAATCTCGATAACGCGACGCGCCAGCGCCTTAAAGACGTTCTCAAGAGCGATAAGTTGCGCCGTGGATTTTCCCAAGAAGAACTTACGCAGATGCGGAAGATCGTCACGGGAACCCCCGTTGAAAACATCACGCGTCGCGTCGCGAATATGCTTGGCGGCGGGGGAGGGATGGGTGCCACCGTCACCGGCGCTCTTGGCGGGGCCGCTGGCGCCGCCGTGGGGCATGTCCCCGGCGCGATGATCGGGGCGGCGATCCCCGCCGCCGCTGGGTATGCGCTCAAGAAACTGAGCGCGGCCATGTCGCAGGCAGATGTCCGTAGGTTGCAAGAGATGGTTCGGTCTAGATCCCCGCTTGGCCGTCAAATGCAGTCCTCCTTGGGTAAGTTCGGGAAGGCGAGCACAGCGGCCAAAGGGTCACCAACGTCCAAGAATATAGCCCGCTTCATGCTGGCGGCGAGAAATCTATCCACGAACCTTGCCGATGCCGGGATGAACGTCCCTCCCGAGGATATTGCCGGTGGCTTTGCGTCGGCGGACGGAAACGAGAAATAGCTCATGGCTGGCACTCTGAATCTCGCGCTCGCGCAACAACTCAACATCAACGGCCAGCCGCTCGCCGGGGCCTTGCTGTATTTTTTCCAGGTCGGAACCGTCGCGACGCTTCAAAACTCCTATCAGGATTTTGGTCTCACGATCCCGAACGCGAATCCTCTTGTGGCCGATCAATACGGCCGTATCCCGATGTTTTATCTCGCGGACGGCCAGGTTCATGTGCGCCTGACCGATGCGAACGGAACGGTGATTTTCGATTATCCTTCGATGCAGGTCGTGGGGCCTTCTTTCGGCGGCGGTGGCGGCGGGGGGGCTGTCGATCCTTCGACGGTCGCGGCGACGGGCGACGTCAAATACAGGCTTACGACTGAAATCCTAACGGGGTGGGTGAAGCTCAACGCCCAAACGATAGGGGCTCCGTCTTCCGGCGCCACGCAACGCGCGAACGCCGACACGCAAAACCTCTTCGTCTATCTGTGGAACAACTTCTCCAACGCGCACGCGCCGGTCTCTGGAGGGCGCGGGGCGTCCGCCCTAGCCGACTACAGCGCCAACAAGACAATCAGCCTCCCTGACCTCCGTGGGCGCGTTATGGCCGGCCTCGATGACATGGGCAGCACGGCTGCGGGGATCATCCTCCCGGCGAATGTGACCTCGGGCGGCGGCGACGGGCCGACGACGCCAGCGGCGCGCGGCGGCGAAGCAAACCACATCCTAACGCTTGCCGAGGCCCCGGCGGGACAATTCACGATCAACGATCCGAGCCATTCTCACAACACCGCATTTGGCGGCAATTCTGGCGGCGGGCCGTATCTCGGCGGAACCCTTGCAGGATCGAGCAACCCTGCCGCAACCCAAGCGGCATCGACCGGAATTACGCTGACGGATAATGCTGGCGGCGGAAGTCATAACAATATGATGCCGTTTGTTTTGGGCACTTGGCTGATGCATCTATAGGAGGCGGCCATTTACGATTATCCAGTCCTGTTCCCGGCGACGAGCAATCGCGCGAATTGGGCACAAATCATCCAGATCGCCGACGACGACACCGGTGATTTGGTTGCTTTGACGGACTCCAACGGCGTCCCTCTATGCCAGATATATCTTGAGATTTCGCCGCCTCGCCATCATGGAGGCGGCCACGGCTATGGGCCTTATTCTTCGCCTTACTATGGCAACGAAGGCGAACCTTTGATATTCGGGTCTCTCGCGGATTATATTTCAATAATAGATGTCGGAACAATTCAAATAAATATACCTTATACGGTGATGCAGAAAATGCGCGGCAGCATGACTTACGACGTTTATTTGCGGCTTGAATCACTGCAAAGCGGAATAGACGTAAACGGCGACTTTAGCAGCGATTTCAGCGGCGACTTCAACGTAGTCCAAAGCAGCGTCTCAAGCAACCAACCCGACGCGCGTCAGCTTCTAATCGGTAAACTTCCAATCGCCTTTGGAGGACGTGGCGTATGAACCTGCGAGAGATTGTTAAATATGACCCAGAAACCGGCTGCTTCTCATGGCTGATCTCAGGGAAGGGAATCCGCCAAGGATACCCGTGCGGGGCCATCACTACTCAAGGTTATCATCGCATCAAGATACAACAACGTGAATATCTAGCACACCGGTTGGCGTGGTTTTTTATGACAGGTTCATGGCCAGATGGAGAAATAGACCACATAAACATGGATAAAGCGGATAATAGATGGATAAATTTGAGAGATGCGACAACTAAGCAAAATCAATATAATAGGACTGCTCCATCAAATAATACATCTGGATTTAAGGGCGTCACGTGGAATAAGAAATGCAAAAAATGGCAATCATCTATAGGTTATGAAGGAAGATATGTTTATCTAGGTCTGTTCGACTGCCCCGCAGCGGCCCATTTCGCTTATGTGATAGGCGCTGACAAACACCACGGAATGTTTGCGAGGTCGTCATGAGCCTTCCCGCAAATATCAGGATCAACGTCCGCGTTCCGTTCCCCACGTATGTTCAAGGCGTCGCGTTCATTGGAGTGAACAAAGCCAACGGAATCTGGTCGATTGTCCCGGACTATCGCCGCCTCGCGCCGAGCATCGGAATCGCGCCGACGCAAATGGTGGCTCTGCAAGACTCGATAACCGGAGTTTGGTCATATATCCCCGCAAGCAGCCTTTCGTCTGGATCAGCCTCCGGGTCGGTAACGAAGCGGCAATGGTTCGAGGCGGTTGCATCGCTTTACAACATGAACACGCTACTATCCGCCGTCACCGCGAATGCAAACAACGCGGCTTGGATACAGTTCAACGCTGGCGCAATCGTTATTTCAGGCGACCCTCTCTCGACATTGACGCAATCCGTTTTTGCTTTGAGCGGCGCGCAATTGGCCGCGTTGTTCACGCTCGCCGCAACTCTCTCGCCATAACCACAAGGCGACCAAAAAAATGAAGAGACTTGTCCTAGCGCTGTCGCTGGCGCTCACTTTCGTGCGCCCGGCGCCCGCCGATACGTTCACGCAATTGCTTCTCGGCGTCGATACCACGCCGACGCCTTCGCCGGTTTGCATCATGTCGCCAACGGGGATTTGCGCGGCGCAGTTGGGGACGTGGAACATCGGTACGAGCACATGGACGCCAGCGGGTGGGGGTGGCGGCGGTGCGATCTCTTTCCCGCAAACCGTCGCTGGCACGACGACGAGCGGCGGCGTCCCCTATTTTTCGTCCGCGACTCAGCTTTCTTCCAGTGGGTTGCTCGCCGCTAATGCTTTGATGGTCGGCGGCGGCGCTGGAGCTGCTCCGGCAACCGTCACCACGGGGATGGGAGTTGTCACGGCGCTCGGTATCGCGGTCAATAATGCCAGCGGCTTCCCGCTTCTCAACGCGACGCTTCCCACGGTCGGACATTGCATCCAGTGGGGATCGTCTGGACTGACGGACGCGGGCGGGGCCTGCACCACGGGCGGAGGCGGCGGCACGGTATCATCCGGCAACGCGGGCCAGCTTACCTATTACGCTTCGACGGGAACGGTCGTGTCCGGCGCGACCACGGGAACAGGCGTTCTCACGGCGCTAGGACTCGCTACCAACGCGCTCGGCGGGGTTCTGACGACGCCGAGCGGGGCCTGCACGTCCGGGCAATTCTTGACGTTTCAGACAG